GCATCATCGAGCGCCATGATATTGAGGGTCGAGCTGATGGCGTGAGGCTGGTCAAGCTCAACACTTCAGCGCTCTCCAGCCTATGTCAGACTGACACACCCCCCTCTGTCACTGTGACACACCCCCTATGTCAACCTGACATACCCCCTATGTCAGAGAGACATACCCCCTATGTCACTGTGACAGACAATATAATCAGTAATAATCAGTTATCTAATCTGAATGATAATCAGTCTTCTAATCTGTCTAAGCAGACCAAGAGCTTAAACAGCGCGATCAACTGGGACGGATCAGAGGAAGAAGCTGAGAAAGATAACTCATCCTATTGGGGTACCTCATCAGGTCGAGAGTTCAAGCCGACTCCACAGCCAAAGAGAGAGAAGACTATCAAAGAGAAAATTAAAGATGCTGAGGAGCTGATGAAGAGGAGCTATCGATGAAGAAGCTTGATCTAACACCATTTCTAAACTCAATCCCTCACCTCAAAGAGCAAGCGCGAGCTCGTGCAGCTGCTGAGGGTCGAACCACTCTCTTTTCAGATCACAGCCATCTGAGGCCTGACAACCTCGAAGCTCATGACTTCGTTGACCTCGACGCTGGCTATCTTCGCCCTCGGCTCGTTCCTCATTGCGGTGAGTGTCAGGATGGTTGGAACTATCGTTGGCTGCCTAATCGATCAGCGCAAGAAGCGCAGATGTGTCACAAGTGTGAGCGTCCTAGGCGATGGCTTAAGCGACTCGACAAGATGAGGCTTCCAAGCGATGCTATCAACATGAGCTTCACGACCTATGACGCTGACTCAGATGAGCAGAAACAACAGATCGACTCTATGCTCACATACCTCAGGAGCGGTCTAGATGGTCAGCCTCAGGGCCAATACTTCTATGGTCCTCCTGGCAACGGCAAGACCTCACTGCTCTACTGCTATGCTCGTGAGGCGGCTTATCTCGGCGTGAAGGTTCGATACATCTCTCACATCGGGATCATGAACAAGATTAAGGCGAGCTGGAAGAACAAGGACGCTCAGGACCCTCTCAAGGATTGGCTTGCAGGTATCGACCTGCTGCTTATTGATGAGTTCGCTGGCGTTGGTGGGAGCGCCAATAAGAGTCCTTGGTGGCTGAGCCAAACGGTCGAGCTCATCCAAGAGATCTACCAACAGTGGAGCGCCGGTGAGCTCGCTGTCGTGATGACGAGCAATGTCTATCCTCAACAGCTCCTTAACATCTTCAGCTCTAATCCAGCAGTCAAGAGCAGACTCGGCGCGATGTTCCGTAGACCTTGTGAGATGGTCGGCAGAGATCGGCGCTTAGATCAGGTCGACATGAGCGCTTGGGGCGTGAGATAGGCCGATATGTTAAAGATTATAGGATCTTAGTAATATGCTGATTCTTAGATGTAAGATTGGGGTACTAACTCTGCTCGCAGTGCTCCTCAAAAGAAAAGACCCCACCTCAACAGCTGAGGCAGGGTCTAGGCTCGGTGTTCGCTACGGTGCTCAGGATGAGCTTATGAGCCGTAAACTAAGTTAACATTTATCCTTGACAGGTTCAAGAGCCATCAGCTAGATTAGTCATCCCCTCACCTGCACACATAAGACATGAGTCTTTGTGCTCTTTGATTTTCATTCTGTATCACTGGTTTTCAAGAAAAGCAGGTGAGGACCACTATCTACTAGAGAGGCGCGATGAAGGCTGAGATTAAAGATGTGATCGTTGGTGTTAGATTCAGCTCTTACGAGGCTGATGTCTTAGACCGTATCGCTCGGCGTCTCGGCTGGTCTCGCTCACAGCTACTTCGAGAGCTGTTCTCTAGGTTTATTGACGAGCACCCTGACCCGGTGAAGGAGTTACAACAGTGATCAACAGGATTACACTCTGCGGCAACGTCGGCCAAGACGCGGAGCTCAGGCAAACCCAATCGGGTCAGCCTTACGCATATTTTAGGATGGCCACCCATGAGTCTTACAAAGACGCTAGCGGGATGTTTCAGAAGTCGACCGAGTGGCATAGCTGTAAGGTCTGGGGCAACTCAGCTCACCGCGCAGCTGCTCAGCTCACCAAGGGGACCAAGGTCCACGTCGAGGGCCAGTTGAAGTCTTACCAAGACAGCCAGCAGCGCCGACAGTGGGAAGTAAGAGTTATTAAATGGTGGGATCTCAGCAGTAAAGAGCCTGATCAGTTCCTACCCCCTGAGCCTGAGGTCAGGCCACAGACACAAGTGGGCCAACCTCCACAACATAACCCAGGACGATTCGGCGAAGGATTCACACGCCGATAACCTTTTATTAATGCGCCCCTCATGGGGAAAGAGAGATAAACATGTCAGTACACCAGTACACACGATCAATGGTTGACAACAACCCCACCGCCTCACTCGCTCGCGCTTATCGTGAGATGCACCCCATGCAGTACCTCAGAGAGATGTACTACAACGCGGTCGAGGCAGGCGCGACCGTTGCTCGACTCAGGCCAGTCAACAGTATCAAGATGGCTTTCTGTGATGATGGCCATGGGATGAACCCTGAAGATCTACTTCGCCTCATCAATGGTCGTAACTCATCGACCAAGAGCACAGAGGGCTTTCACGGAAACTTCGGTGTGGGTCTCAAAGACTCGGCGCTGACTCCTAACCCTTATGGCCTGGTGATCGCGTCGAGGACTGAGACCAAGCGTCAAGGCGGTATGATCTGGCTTCATCAGAAAGATGGAGTATCAGGCGCTAAGATGCTGATCTCTGATGAGATGCGCAGAGACTTCTGTTTCACAGATGATCACTTCCAAGACTTTACAGCTCAGTATGGTGACGAGCTCTACTCTATTGACTTTGATTGGATTCGCGCTGAGTTCGACCACGATAGCTTCACCATCTGCGGTGTTGATTGGATGAGGATCTTCAAAGACTGCAGCGCTAACACCATCGTGACCATGATGGGCCAGTCTGCTGATGATGTGACGTTTACGACAAATACATATCCGATTCAGTCATTTATGAGCAGTAAGCTCTTTAAGACTCCAATAAAGATGATGATTCCTCAAAGGACTTCGAGATCACGATCTAATCTCCAATGGGCAGCTTTAAAGACAGTCTCTGATCTTTCATGCCCATCCTACACACAATCATTTAGAGACTTTAAAGTCACAACATGGATTAAGCTTGATGGTTCAAGATCCAGCGTGGGCTCTATTGCGGTAGAAAGATCCCGCTCTTTTATGTCGGCGATTCGATATAATGATGAGCTCTTTAACTATACTTATGACAGTAGCAAAGCGGGCCGAAGCCGAGCACAGACAGCCGCCAAGCGTTGGGGGCTCTACTATCCTAAGGTATTTGACCGCGTCATCATCATCGTTGAGCCTCCGAAGTATGACGAGGACACGGCTATCGGCTGCTTCCCTAACTCAACACGTCAAGAGCTCCTATGGTCTGACCCCCGTGAGAACATCGACAGTGGTAAGATTGAGGTTCCATTAAGGGAGATTCAAGACTGGTACATTGGCAACATGCCCAGCGAGCTCCGCGAGCTTATCCAAGAGGAAGCTCAAAAGACGATTCAACAGGTGCAGAAGTCCAAGAAGATCAATCAGTTTAGGAAGTTCTTTAAGGCTCCTAAGATTGAGAAGGCTGGCAATATCGCTGCAGAGGGTGATCTCTTCATTAATCTGAATGGTGACGAATCAGCCGATCAGAGCTCAGTGATGGAGGGACTTTTCGAGGGGCGTGAATCAAGCGCTAAGGTCAGAGCCGATAACGAGTCAAAGCAGTCGCAACAGTCAAAAAGCAGGAATCAGAATCAGGGTAAAGATGGTGATTCATCTCCTGCTGATCGAAGAGAGCGCCGACCAAGCCCTAAAGATGCCTCTGTGCTGTTTACGAAGCCAGGTGATGAGGTTTGGCCGACTTATGAGTCTCTCGCTCAATCTGACAAGGGCGGCCTCTTCCCCTTCGTCTACACAGGTATCAGGCGCGGTGATAATGTCAATGTGGTCTATGTGAATCGTGAGGCCCCGATCATTGAGGCGTTGATCCTATCAGCGCTCGATTGGGTCAGTCGTCGCGGTCCTGCTAAGCTGCCTATGACTGATGTTGAGTGTTTTGAGTACTTGGTTAAGCGCTTTATGGGTGACTTCTTGCCAGTCACTTTGGCCCATCTCAACGCAGATCGCGAGAAGATTAAGCTTGGTCTCACTGTGACTGATCCGACTCTTCTCTATGCTGCATTTCATGGTACTTGGCAGATCCACTACAATCTACATGAGTACTATGATGCATATCGCAAGCAGATTTTATCTCTTCAGGATGGGGCTTGATAATGACAGAAGTTAGACCGATTAGACCAACAACGCGCGCGCGCGTGAACATGAGCAAAGGGATCCTTGACCCAACGCTCTTAGAGCTTGAGCGTCTGCTAGTGACTCGACTAGAAGATCTAGACCTCACTGACCCTGCTAATCTAAATCTGTATAATCAGAGTGTAACTTTACTAGAACACATAGCGGAGACTTTAGATTATGCCCAGCAAGAGATCAGTCGCTCAGGAGCTCTCCAAAGCGAAGAAGAAGCAGAAGCGAGAAAGTCTACTAGATAACCTGAGGACAGGCATGAGCATTAAAGCCGCTTGTGCGGTCTCTGGTATATCTAAGCAGACTTACTACAACTGGCTTGAGAAGTCGGGTGCTGATGGTAAGTGGGCTGAAGAGGTGGAGGCGGCCATCCGATTCTCAGAGGCTGTGCAGCTGCAACGGCTCAAAGACAATGTTGAGGCCAAGCAAGACTGGCGCGGTAATGCTTGGTTACTTGAGCGGCGCTTCCCTGAGGAGTACGGCGCTAAGCGAGAGGTTGAGGTTAACGTCAACGACTCCAGCAAGGCGGCTGATGACATCGTGATCTCTATGCTTGAGCAGATCTCAAAACCATATGAAGAGGTGAAGAATGACACAGAAGAAACTGATGACTAGGTGTTTACTCACTCGCTCATGGACTAGGACGCCGAGCAAGAAGAGGTCGAGCTATCGAATCGAGGGCGGTGACCATGTTGTCCTTGCCTCTGATGAGAAAGGTGATGATCTCAACATCATTCATATGGATCATGTAGATGTGGAGGTTGGCGCTGATGTGATCACCACAGACGTGAGCGCTCATGGTTGGACGACCTCAGTGAGGTGGCGCGTCACCTTGTGGGGTATGGAGCCAATCGGATAATGACGATCAACCTCAACGAGCTGCAGCATGGGATCATCTCACGCATCGCGACGAATGAGCGGATCATCGCGGCTCGTTGTGGGTGGGGATCAGGTAAGACAAGCGCGCTTGTCTTCGCTCTCCTGTTCGTGTCGAGGGTGAGGCCTAACACGTCTAGTCTCTTGGTCACTGACACTAACCCACGTTATAACTCTGTGCTTATGCCTGAGATGGAGAAGTGGCTCTCACCTTTGGGCTGGACGTATAACCACACCCTCAGGCAGTGGAGCGCGCCCAATGGATCAACTGTGTGGTGTCGTTCGTATTATCGACCTGGCACACGAGACGCGACCCATAACCCTCTTGAGGGTCTCAACATCACATCAGGCGTCTGTCTTATAGATGAGTGTCAGACGTTGAGCGCCGAGGTAGCTCATAAAGCTATGGGTCGTCTCCGAGCAGGACCGAGCCCGATAATGATCCTCGTGGGTCTGCCAGTGAGCGGCGCTTGGTGGTGCCATCTTGCTGAGGAGGCAGAGTGTCAACCTCTCCTCTTCACCTCATATGTCAACAGCGCCAACCTCAGCGCCGAGTGGTTCGAGGCCACTAAGTTACTACCTGAGGCCGAGCGTGAGGCGATGGTCATGAATAGACCACGGCCACCATCGGGGCTCATCTACTCCGAGTTTGACGAGTCGCGCCACGTCATCAGCGGGTGGGAGTATAAGCCGAGCATGTCAGGCCGAATCGCCATAGACTGGGGATTCAGGAAGCCATCAGTCTTGATCATCGTACATGACGAGGAGCTTGGCGCTGATGTGATCTGTGCTGAGATCAACCCTCAGGAGGTCACCACTTCTCAGCTTGCTACACTCATCCTCGCCATCGCTTGGCCGCGCTCGTTGAGGAGCTCCGCGCCAGGAGAGAGGATATGGCTTGATAATGGAGTGGCCGATAAAGCTGGTAGAGCTCGCAATGATCAGACAGGGCGATCAGCATTTCGAGCAATGCGCGCCGCTCCTCCTGATGGCCTCGGTATGCCGTTGAGGTCGAACACTGACCCGATAAGAACTGACATCCTCAATGGGGTTCAGCGTCTTAAGAGGGCCTTTGCTCGTGGTCAATACCTCATCACTAAAGAGGTGTGGGACAGTGGCGAGCGCGCCACAGGTAACAGCATACGCAAGGCCATCATGTCCTATGGGTGGGACAATAAAGAGCAACCTAAGAAAGATGGCAGAGAGGACCCCCTCGACGCCTTGAGATATGACTGCATCACTTGGAGGTGGGCTGACTCCATAGTTGATCAACGCCAATATCAGCCGCGCTCATCTGCCTCTAAGAGTCGTCGTGTAAAGGTGGGTGGAGCAAAGAGGAGAAGCTTCTAATGAATAGACTGTATCGAAACTGGACAATACATAATCTAATCGCTCACCCGCTCAGTGAGATTGTCTGGCTCTTGACTCTGGGCTATGGTCGCAAGGTTTCCGACTGGATTCATGATGTGACTGTACCTGATCATGATGGAGAGGGAAGAGGATGAGAATCTACAATGATGATGTGGGTGAGGTGCGCTATGTGTCCTCAATGGGCCACGACTCGACCCCAGCTCACTCAGCGCGGGTGAGCTTCTATGATCAGTCGACCTCCTCACCGCTGCAGATGACAGACCGAGATGTGAGGCTGATTCAGTATCTAGCGAGGCACAACCATACCTCACCCTTTGAGCATTGCGCCGCGACTCTTAAGATCTCGTGTCCTCTCTTCGTGCGCTCTCAGATCATGCGTCATCGCACCTTCTCATTTAATGAGGTGAGCCGACGTTACACCTCAGATCGGATCGCCTTCTGGATGCCTGAGGAGCTCCGCGAGCAACACCAAACCTCTCTGCAATGCTCGACCGATGAAGCGGTCCAAGAGTCTGATCACTGGTTGCAATGCTGGGATCAACACCATGTTAACTGTGCAGCGTTTTATGAGTTGATGTTAGCCTCAGGCGTCGCTCGTGAGCAAGCGCGCGCCGTGTTGCCTCAGAGCCTCTACACCCACTTTTGGATGAGTGGCAACCTCAACAACTGGGCTAAGTTCTTGA